GTAGCAGCTTTTGCTTTAAACTCTTCAGAAAGTTCTTCGCCGTCGACTAAAGCAGCAACATCAGGAGCAACATCTACTTCGATGTCTTCTTTCTTTGCTTTTTTCCCTTCTTCTTTTTCGTCGTCCTCGTCTTCTTCGTCGTCGTCTTTAGCTGGGGGGAATTCCTCTTTTTTGGAGTCTTTAGACTTTCCTTCTTCGACGTCTTCATCTTCATCTTCGTCTTCGGAGTCGTCTTCTTCTTTTCTAGTTCCTTTGGCGTCTTTTTTAGACTCAACAGGTTTTTTATCTGATTTAGCTTCTTCAATAGATTCGTTATCATTTTTTTCATCCTCTGCGTTAGTGGCAGTTTCCATTATCTTTTTTTCAATTTCTCCATCACTTAGGGTTTCTTCGTTAGCCATTTTACATCTCCTTTAAAAGTGTTTAGCCTATATATATTTATAATATTAAAGATTTCCAAGGAATTTTTCAAATATATCCAGCTTTTTCTTATCTAATTCCTTCGATTTTGTATTTTTAATCTCATTTTGAATAGCATACTCAATTTCACCTGTAGCACTGAATTCTTTTCCTTCCATAACACCATTTACAAATGCCGATGGTGCTGAGGGGTCTGCAACTATATCAACTGTAGTTAAAGTAAAATCTTTCTGTACTTCGTTTACGCCGGTCTTTTTATTTATCTTAAGACTTCCTAATCCTCTTGATGATACACCAAGTTTAACACCTGAAGAAAGAAGATTTTTCACAATCTTTCCATTTGGTGTATCCATAATTTTTGCTTTACCAACAAAGTCTTTTCCTTCTTCTGTTAATTCTGTAATCAAATGTGAAACACGATCAAGATTAATAGTTGGACCCATAGGATGTCCTAATTCACCGAGTGCACGACCTTCTTTGACAAATTTTGTTTTATATCTGTTTACTTCTTTTTTCAAAATGGAGTAAGGATATACACGACCATTTTGATTCTTAAGATCACTTTGCATAAAAATACCTTTAATATATTGATCTTTGCCTTTGCCTTCGACAATATATTCAAGGTTTTCAAAATGTTCTGTAATAAGTTTCATCTATTTATCTCCTTTTTTTGCCATTCGTTCTGCCTCGGCTTTTTTAACCTGTGGTAAAAGTTTCTTAGCTAATTTTTTAATTAAAACCGATTTGGATTTAATTTTCTTTTCCAATGACGCTTTACCTGCTTGCCCTAACTCCGATCTATTTTTACCTTTTAAAATCTTTTGTGCAATAAAATCTACTGCTTTTTTCTGCGCTCGTGTTTTTAATTTTTCTGGACTAGCTTTTTTACTCATTGCCCGTTCGCGTTTCTTGGCAATCATTTTAGCTTTAGCTTTCATGGAGCGTGATAATTTATTCCGTGCTTGTACAGATAATACTTCAAACATCTTTTGCTGGTTCCTCTTTTGCTGGTTCCTCTTTATCAAGTGTTATAAATTTAAATGCTTGCTTGTACTTGTCAATAGCATCATAAGTCTTCTGTTTTAATGTTTTTTCAAACTCACCATTAGCCTTATTATATTTTTTATCTAATATATTTTTAACAATGGTTGTTTTTAAAGGTGTGGATTCACTCATTTTATACTCCTTTTTGGTTTGCCTAAGTTTTCTATAATAAAATCTACATCATTTATCGTATTTCTTAATACATCTTCATCTAGGTTATATTTAATAGATGCTTCAGATATAGCTAAACTAATTTTAGCTATACCATATTTGTCAGTTAAATAAAATGCATGATGAACAGCATCTTCCAATACATTCGAAGATACTTTTTTAACCTTGTCTTTATAATTTTTTATAAAGCTAGATTTTAATAGTGTCATAATAATTACCTATGAACATCAACCGGTGCAACCAGATTTGGATTAATTTCAAAATCATCTGGATCACCTTTACCTGCTTTCTGATTATCTTTATTAATTTGTACTATTTCCTCATCAGTCAGACGCAGGATACGTTTTCTAATCCACTCATCTGAAAAGAATTTTCCAGCATATTCATCAACCATCTGTAAGAGTTCCATTCGTTCTCTGAGAATTTCATTATTCTTTAATTCTGCATAATGAGAATCTTTTGTCCAAATAAATTCAAGATTATCTCTAATGTCATACCAATCATCTTCTTTAATAATACCTTTGAGAATACATTGAATTCTTAACAAGTCAGTAAACATTGTCGCAAATCTATGTCGCAACTTAGCAACAAACTTAGCAAACTTAATCTCGTCTCTATTAATCTCGGAAGCACGACCTAAGTTAAAGGCAGTTTGTTCTGTTCCCTCAATACGTGAGATTGGAACATTCAATGATTGGTAAAGTTTCTTTCTGAAATATTCAATATCTTCTATTTCACCTAAATTTTGTCCTGATGGTAATGTAGAAATTTCAGTTCCTCGTCCACCCTCTCGTCTTGGCAACCAGAAATCTTCGAGCATGGCCATTTGTTTTTTCTGATCTTCTACTTCCCCCGTCGCTGCATTATAAATTATTTTCTGTTTATACTTATTCATTACAGACGTTAAATATTGTTCTGCTTTTAATTTTGGTAGATTACCAACGTCAATATAAAATATTCTTCGTTCTGGTGCTCTTGCTAGCCTGTATATAACAAGAGAATCTTCAATCATTTTAAGTTGATTGAAAGGCTTTATTGACTTATATAGATAACCTATAATAATTTGTTTTGCATTGTCCACCATACCAGAGTGGCAATACGAAATTGAATCTGGTGCTACTTGAACTGCACTAGTTTTAGCATCTTCTGGTGAATATACAAAGAATTCTTCTTGATCAACTACTACTTCAATATTTGATATTGGATCTTTTTCTTTTTTTATTGTTGTAATCTTTTGTATTTTTAATGCATCAATCGGGATAAGTTCTTTAATACCTAATTGTGGTTTCTCGTTATCAATAATAATATGATGGTATATTTTTCCATCAACATACCATTTACGAAACAAATCAGAACCAACTCTATTAAAATCCAATAGTCGAAGAATATGTTTAAATTCTTTTACTATTTTTTGTTTAATAGAAGTGCTCTGAGAAGTATTATCGAGAAAAAGATTAATAGATGATCTACCGTCTTCATGTACAACGGCTTCGTTAACAACATCAGAAACTGCCAAGTCCACTTCTTGTGTCATTGACATTTCACGATATTTTTGGATCAAAACATTTTCATCTTTGGCATTTACCCCTGTATCAAGATAATGTCCATAGATACCCCCACCATCAACAACTTGTGTTGAGCCATCAAGGTTTTCGGGCGTTACAAATGTTTTTTCTTTTTTTATCTCTTTCTTCGCTATCTCAAAACCAAATAATTCAAATCCGGCCATATAAATCCCCTGTTTTATTATAAAAAAGAAAGGGGAAGGTTTCCCTTCCCCCTATTCAAAAATTAAACGCTGATTGTTACTCCACCAAGGTTGATAGAACCACTAATTGAAACATCAACTCCATTAGTAGTAGAACCATCCAAACCTGCACCATCGACGGTAAAGTTATTAACAGCAAATGTTACTGCGAACTCTTCAGGAGCTCCATCAGGGTCCATTGCTAATTCAATAGCGGTTAATGTTGTTGGATAAATATCTTGAAGACGATATGTCCTTAAAGATTTACCCTCACGCGTCAATTGTGTGACCGTAGCGTTACCATAGACTCCAGCAGCAGATGTAGTAGTTCTATTCTGTGAATGTTGCGTGATAGAATTCATCCACTGTTCCATTGCTGTTCTATTTTGCCATTCAGGATCATTAAGAATAGTTACCGTCCAATCTTCAAACGTACGATCTCCCGGAACTTTCAACATACGACCACGATAGGCAACGTCTATATTACCAATAACCGAACCCGGAATTTGTGTTGCTTTTCCGAGAAATTGTAAATCCATCGCCCCAAAAATGGCTGGAGCATTGACTACAACTTTATATAGATTGGGTCGAACCCCACCTCTAAAGTTGTTTTTGAAATCAGAAATTGTTGACATTTTATTACTCCTTTAAGTTTGTATATATTTATAAGATTTATCCACCGATTTCTGAGAAAGATACATCCGTTCTAGCGGCAATAAAGTTCAACTGGATGAAGTTGATAGAACGTGCTGGTTTGACATAAATGTCACCAACAAAGTTGTTCGTATCAATAACCTGACCAGTATTGTTTGAACCATCACATACTACCTTAAAGTCAGTAATACCACGTCGACCCTGAACTTCTCTCAAGAAAGGTTCAACCATATTAACAAACTGTGCTCGGGTAAACTCGTCATTAAACTCAAATAACATCGCTTTAGCGGCTACTGAGATTGCTTTTTCCAAAACAATGAATAATCTTCGTACATTAATTCTATCAAATGCACTTGGAACACTTTGCATTGTTTTATCACCCCAAAGAACCACACCAGCGCCCGTTTGTGTAATCAGAGGGTTAATACCAATCTGATACATTACATCACGTTCTGCTTTGGTTGCTTCCCAAGACAATTTAACAATGTTTTTAATTCCACCACGATTCAAACCTGCAGGTGACCACCATGCATCATTAGTAAAATCTGTTCGTGCACATAATCCTGCTATATCTCCATTCATTGGAACATATACGAATTTATCATTGTATCTGTCGTACTGATATTTCCATGCACTATCCATTACACCATAACTACCAGCATTACCAGCAAGAGCTAAAGTGCCTCTTGTGGTTTCTAGTGAACCTTGCTCAGAACCAGCATTTCTAACAACATCAGTCATAGGAGGTGAAACAAGAGCAACACAATCCTTACGTTTCGATGAAATATTATCAATAATCCATTTGCTCGTTACTGCACTTGCAGGTCCGCCCATAACCAAAGTAACATCTACAACTTCTGGATTGATGTACATATTATATGCTGCTTGTACTTCACCATCAGAAAGCATATTGTCATCAACACCACCAGCAAGTGATCCACCAATTATTTCTTTGCCAACACCATTGATTCTTTTAAAATCACCACCGGCCATAACTCCGCCAGCATTTTTCTCAGGTGCCCCACCGCCGTTGTCCG